ATCGAAAAGGATGTCGAGAAAAGAGATTTAGATATAGAATTACTAACGCTGATGTCAGAGGGCCTGATAACTGAAAATGAAGTTGAAGAAATAAGACTCAGAAGAAAAATGGTTGTTCGTGGTGGTAAAAAGGTAAGAAAAAAAGTTTGTGGTCCTGGATTCAGACTCGTAGATGGTAAATGTAAACGACAATCAGCAAGAGAGAAACTTGCAAGAAAACTCGCAGCCAAAAAGGCTGCAAGAAAAAGAAAAGGTCGAAAGTCTGCAATCTCTAGAAGCAGACAAAGATCACTAAGAAAAAGAAGAGCGTTAGGGCTCTAAGGGGAAGAAATGAAACTCATCACTGAAGTAAACGAATCAATCAAAGTTCTCAAAGAACAACACGAAGGAAAGCCTCGTTTTTTCATCGAAGGTATCTTTCTTCAAGCAGAAAAGAAAAATAGAAACGGTAGAGTCTACCCTGTTGGCATTCTTCGCAACGAAGTGGACAAGTATGTTGGCGAATTTGTGGAGCAAAATAGAGCGTTTGGTGAACTTGGTCACCCTGATGGTCCAACCGTCAACCTCGAAAGAGTGTCTCACATGATCACAGAACTTTACGAAGACGGTAACAACTTTATCGGTAAAGCAAAAATTATGGAAACACCATACGGCAAGATTGTTGGTAATCTGTTATCTGAGGGTGCTAAACTTGGTGTATCGTCGAGGGGTATGGGTTCTGTGAAAGAAAGAGCCGGTGTCAACTATGTTCAAGATGATTTCTCTCTCGCCACAGCCGCTGACATTGTTGCTGATCCTTCAGCACCAGACGCTTTCGTGGATGGTATCATGGAAGGAAAAGAGTGGGTGTGGAACAATGGTATTCTTGAAGAGGTTCATATCGACAAATACAAGAAAGCCGTCAAAAAGGCGCCAGCAAGAAAACTAAACGAAACAAAAATCAATGCCTTCAGAGATTTCATCTCTCGGCTTTAAAAAATTATAAATAGTATTCGAAACACTTATAGGAGTTATCACAAAATGAATCCATTAGAAGTAGCACAGCAGATTCTCGATGAAGAACTCGCCGAAGATGCCAAGGCTCTGTTCAAGAAAAATAGAGACGAAAAAGGTGTCAAAGGCACGGCCGAAGAGTATCACGAGGACGAAGAAGAAAAAGATGTCATCGACGAAGAGGAGCATGATGCTGCTTCTATCTTTAACGCCAATGTTCTTGCAAAGATGAAAGAACGCGAAGAGGGTGCCCACGAAGAAGACGAAGGCTACCACGAAGGTATGCACGAAGGCGCCCATGAGGACGAAGAAGAAGAGGGATTCACGAAGGAAGAAATCGAAGAACTCGCACAACTTATTGGCGAAAAAAGAAAAGCAAAATTTGCCGATGATGATGACGAATACGAAAGTGTTCATGAAGGTGCCCACGAAGAAGACGAAGGCTACCATGAGGGTATGCATGAAGGTGAGCATGAAGAAGAGTTTGATAGCGAGGGTGTGATCTCTGATTACAACAAGTCCTCTGTCGATTCTGTTGCCGCTGTTGGTCGTCAAATTTCTGGTCGTGCAAAGCGTGGCGCTGCTGCTGGTGCAGGGGCACAAGATAAATTTGTCGAAAAATACACATATGAAATGGGTGATGAGCATGTCAGTGCCTTGTTTGAGGGTGAAGGTCTTGAAGAAGAATTTAAATTTAAGGCTAAGACAATCTTTGAAGCAGCCGTGAATGATCGTGTTTCTGAAATTCAAAACGAACTTCAAGAGTCCTACTCTGAATGGGCTGATCTAAAGGTCGAGAAGATTCGTGATGGTTTGGTTGAAAGAGTGGATTCATATCTCAACTATGTCATCAAAGAATGGATGGAAGAAAACAAACTGGCTCTTGAAAATGGCATTCAAAACGAGATCAACGAAAGTTTCGTAAATGGCATCAAGACCTTGTTTGAAACACACAACATCAACTTTCCCGATACACAAATGAACGTTGTGGAAGAACTTGAAACCAGAGTTCAAGCCATCGAAGAAGAGAAACAACAACTCGCTTCTTATTACGACGAAAAACTCAACGAAGAATTGAAAAACAATATCAGTCTCAATGAAGAGATCGAAGATCTTCGTCGAAGAGAAATTATTCGTGAAGCAACAGACGACATCCCTCTATCACAAGCCGAGAGATTAGAAAACTTGGCTGAGGGTGTTGACTTCGTTGACGAGGATAGTTTCGCTCGTAGCATGGAAACACTCAAAGAAAACTATTTCAACAGAAAGGCTGCACAATCACCAATCATTGATGATTTGAGAGTCTTGAAAGAAGAAATTGTGGCTGATGAAGCCGACAACTCAATTAATTTGACTGAAAGTATGCAAGCATACTCGAAAGCACTAACAAGATACGGAAAAGATTAATCTATCCATAAGGAGAAACAAATGGAAGTCACTCTAAATGAAAGACTACAAAAGAAGTGGTCGCCAATTCTGGAGCACAATGACCTCTCCCCCATTAAGGACAACTGGAGAAGAAACTGTGTTACCCAACTGCTCGAAAACCAAGAGCGTTATCTGAAAGAAGCCGCACCTGTCAACCAAACAGTGACAGATGCTTCTGGTTCTACAAACATCGACAAGTGGGATCCTATTCTGATCTCGCTCGTTCGTCGTGCGATGCCTAACTTGATCGCTTATGATGTCTGTGGTGTTCAGCCTATGTCTGGTCCCACTGGATTGATCTTTGCGATGAGAAGCCGTTACCAGTCACAAACTGGTCAAGAGGCTCTCTACTTCGAAGCAGATACCTCGTTCTCTGCTGGTACAGGTTCTACCTCGACTAACGATTCTGCTGGTGTTGATCCATTCGCTGATACAGTTTCCTCTTCTGCCTCTGGCTTTGGTGGTGCTTCTGCTGCGATGACAACCAACCTGGCTGAAGCCCTTGGTGATAACAACACAACCAACCCGTTTGCTGAAATGGCTTTCACCATTGAGCAAACATCGGTGACTGCTAAGACTCGCGCCCTCAAGGCCGAATACACCACCGAACTCGCTCAAGACTTGAAGGCTATTCACGGTCTTGACGCCGAGACTGAACTCGCTAACATTCTCAGCAACGAAATTCTTGCTGAAATCAACCGTGAGATCATTCGTCGAATCTACGAAGTCGCTAAACTTGGCTGCCGTTCAGGCACCACGACCTCTGAAGGTATCTTTGACTTGAACACCGACTCTAACGGTCGTTGGTCTGTTGAAAGATTCAAGGGTCTTCTTTTCCAAATCGAGCGTGAAGCCAACTTCATCGCTAAGGACACTCGTCGTGGCAAGGGTAACTTCATCCTCTGCTCCTCTGACGTTGCTTCTGCCCTTGCGATGGCTGGTGTTCTCGATTACACCCCAGCCCTGAACGCTGATCTGAACGTCGATGACACTGGCAACACATTCGCTGGTACCATCAACGGTCGTCTGAAGGTTTACATCGATCCTTACTACAGCACAACCACAACGAAAGACTTCGCTCTGGTTGGCTACAGAGGTTCGAGCCCCTATGACGCTGGTCTGTTCTACTGCCCCTACGTTCCGTTGCAAATGGTGCGTGCTGTCGGTGAGAACACCTTCCAGCCCAAGATTGGCTTCAAGACTCGCTACGGTCTGGTCAGCAACCCATTCGTCTCCAAGGCTGATGGCACCGCTGATGCTGAAACACTCACAGCCCGTCGCAACCAATACTACAGAATCTTCAGAATCGATAACCTCGTCTGATTATTCGAAACACTTCTCGAAGCGTGGGGCGAAAGCCCCACCCTTCACTTCTTTTAGGATTTAAATTATGACGACAAAAGTAAGTCCACTCTCTGTTCAACCAGATTCAACGAACCCTCTACAACCAACGAGTTTTCGTTTCTCGCTGAACAAAACACCAGAGGCAGTTTACTTTTGTCAAAGTGCGAATCTTCCTGGTCTGACGAAAGCAGCGGTTACGCAAAGCAACGTTTTCTCAGATATCAAACAGCCAGGAGATCGCATTGAGTTTGATGATTTGACGATTACTTTTATTGTGAATGAGGATCTTGGCAATTGGATCGAATTGAAAAACTGGATTACTTCTCTCGCC